ACATTTTTGGCAAATTGGCTGACTTGGAAGCTGATGAGGGCTATTTTAATGCCTTTAGGAGGAGATTACGTTACTTGGTTTAATGATAATATGGGTAAAAATGCCCCTACACTCCTTCCAAATTTTTCAAATGAAGACAACGACTATCATAACGGAGGGATGATTCAAAGCTATCATCAAGGCGGGGATGTCCCTATTATGGCTCAAGAAGGTGAGTTTGTGATGAGAAGAAGTGCTGTAGAGTCTATAGGTCTTGAGAACTTAAATAGAATGAATAGGACTGGTCAATCAGGGGGAGTTAATATTAATTTTTCAGGCAATGTACTATCAGGAGATTTTATAGAAAACGAAGCCATACCTAAAATAAAAGATGCAGTACGAAGGGGTGCTGACATAGGAATAAGTTAATGCTTAATTTACCACAGAAGTTTAAAAATGGTTTTTCAGGAAAAGCAATTAATGTATATCCTATAGTAGTTATTAATGCAGGTGGTAATATTATTCGGCTTGCTCAAATTAAAGGAATGTTTGACGGAGAGTATTACGAAGATAGGAATCTTATCGTATCAAGCATTAATGAAAAGATAGACATAGCTGATAAGAAATTCCAAATCAATCAAGTAACTATAGATGTAAGCAACTACGTTATAGAGCAAATACGTTTTTCTGAAAAGTTTAAAGGGTTTTCGTTTACTAATGCAGAGGTAGAGATTTATTATGCGAATGAAGGTTGCGATACCTTAGAAGATTGCTTACAGATATTTAAAGGGTTTGTAAAAGACTATAGCGGAAACCAAGAAAAAGTATCCTTTAGCGTTGAAGACCATAGTCAATATACCTTAGACAATAAGACATTTCCAAGAAACAAAACATACGATCCTGCATCTGAGACAGTAGATGCTAGTAAAAATGTTCATTTTCCAGTAGTCTATGGACACGTTGATAAATCGCCTATAATATTTACAAGAAATAATCCAGCATCATTAACATCTTATATGTTTCCTGATGCAGTATTTACTCAAGATGATGAAAGAAAAATAGACATACTAGGATTTGCTAATAATATTGAGCCTTTATTAATATTTAGAGACGATATGTATTTAGTAGTGCCAATTAATTTTTTAGATTTACCTGATGATTTTTATATAAATGGATATGATTACTCTAATTACAATACAAGTAAAACGGGCGAGCCTCAATATGAAATATCTGAAGCAAATGATAGAATTATTTTAGAAAAGAAATTGTCAGAAATGGCTTATACATCAGGATTGCCTTTAAATATTCAAGGGAGAGACCAATTTCAAATAGAAGCAAGAAGAGAAGTTACAGGAGTCTCATCTTCTTCTTCAGAGTCTGATATTTATGAATATGGAGATATGGCAGATATTCAGTATTTAGGAAAAAAAGATGGATATGATGTCTTGGGAACAAATCAACAATTTCTTTTTCCAGACCCTCAAGGAGACCAAAGGCTTCTAGGTTTTCATAAAGATTTTATTTTAAAGGGAGCTAGCTATGGCTTTATTAGAGAAGATATTAACAGGGAAATGTATAAAGGATTTTCTCTTTGGGAATTAACTAAAATTATAGAGCAGTCTGATCCAGATGGGTTTGGAAACAAATCATTTGATGCTGCATATTTACCAGATGCTACAGATATTTTACAATACTTAAATATATCTAATGAATACGATGGGGCGGAATGGATAACTTTTAATCTCGAATCCGATGAAATGGCTGGAAGCTACAATATAGCAAATTTAACAGACCAATATTTTGGTACAAATTTTGTAAGCACAGGTGCTTATGATTTTATAGAAAATACAGCTAGTGCAACTGAGTCTAATGTTCATAGTGATTTAGCTGGAATAAGGATTACAAGCACAAATCCTGATTTAGAAGATATCGAATTAATGATAGATGATGATGCTAGTGAATATTTTAATCCAAATGTAACTGCTTGGATTACTGAAATTAATGATTCTGGCGAATATGTCTACAATGATGATGGTTTGGTGTGTCTTAGAAAAATTTTATGGGGTACAAGAATTTACGGAGAAACAGCAGTTGATTCTGGGTTACCCGAAAGAAGCTGGGTATTTGGACTTTATCCAGTTTTAGGTCAATGCTCTCCTAAAGGAAATAGCACTTTTGATATATCTCAAAGCGAAATCGTCAACTCTTTTTCAGACTTTCAAGCATTTGAAATGAGTACAGTTATAGACACTTTATATTCTTATAAAAATCCATACCTATCAAATCCTTCTGAGCCTTTAAATTATGAAGGCTTTAACAGTCTTTATGATTCTTTAATTAAATGGGATTATGGAAATATTGACAATAATAGATTAAAATTTATAAAACATAATGAGGAAGGCTGGAATAAAAACGAAAGAATGATAGTGACAGAAAAATGGGATTTTTGGTTTGCAAACTCTTCAGTACCATATAATTATTCAGATGTAATAAGTCTTGGTGTAGATGCAACAATAGGCGGAAGCTGGTGTCCTATAACTAATAATTTAGGTCAAATGCAAGCTGTTAAATTAGATTTAACTTTCAATTCATTGTCAGGTAATGATGTTGTCTTAGGAAGTGTTTATAGTAAATTAAAAGGAGAGCTAACTGTTGATTTTTATAGAAACACAAGCATTGACGATAATAATCCCGCAAATTATCCCCACTTTTATGTAGAATGCAATGCTTTTAAGCCTAAAGATAGTAAAGAAGGCGATGATTTAATTCAATATAAAGATATATTAACTAATACTGAAGGATATAATGGGGGTATACCTACCGATGAACTTGTTTATAGTTTTTCTACAGGGTATCCTAGCGAGCAGCCCGATTATAGTTCCTATGATTTTTCAACATACACTAATAACATAAAGTTTCCAGATGAGAATAATCCTAGTGTATTTTTTACAGATTGCAATAAATATGAAGATGAAGATACAGACCAATGGAGACAAAATATAAACTCTCTAAATAATGTTGTATTAACATATACTATAGGACATCCAAATCAAGAGCAAAATGACGACTATATAGTTAATGGATTCTTTAAAACAAACATAAGCAACTTTGAGCTACATCAAAGATTTATAATTGGTAATACGCCTCAACAAAAATATTTTGCAGACGTAAAAGGAAGGATAGACCAGTTTGACGGAAGATATACAGGGCAAGAAAGCTTAAATGAAGAAAACATTAATGATGATTGGCTAATCACGAAGCCTTCAGATATATTAATGCACGTAATGGAAAAAGAATTTGGCTATTTTAATGTTGATGCTTTTGACCAAAACTCTGTTATAGAGGCTAGAGATAATCACGAAGGTTGGCGTTTTGACTTTGTTGTATCTAAGGAAACTAAAGCTAAAGAATTTTTATCTGATTTTTGCAAAGGCACTAAATTAATTCCAAGATTTAGACACGATGGAACATTTGGTTTTATTAATATATTTCAAAATTATGGAGAGTCAGATATAATTATAAATTCAGCAGATGTTTCTTCTTTTGAATATTCTAAAACCCCTCTATCAGATGTTAAGCTAATGGTCAAGGTTGATTATAATTATGATACAGGACTTGATCAGTATACTGAGTCTACTAATTTCAATAATGATGGTGCAGTTCCAGTCAATTACGATGTTCTTCAAAACCTATATAATATAAATTCTTTAGAAGATGCTTATTTAAAAGTAGAATCTAAATATATTAGAGATGAATCTACTGCTATAAAGCTTAGAAATTATTTATTAGAATGGAATAAAAACCAGCACAATCAGATAAGTTGCACGTTACCTCCTAACTATATGCACTTAGAATGCGGGGATGTAGTTGAGTTTGATTCACTTATTGAAGATATGACAATTTTTGGAGAAGATTACACTCAAAGCTATTTTGTCGGAGGAGAAGACGTTGATAGTGGTGGGCAAGAAATTTTACCTTATTTTATAATTACTGATATTAAAAAGTCTCAAAAAAATGTAAAAGTTAATTTAATTCAACTTCACAAAATTAATCCAATCCACGTTAGAGACAATTCTCCAGACTACGCAAATGGTAATTTCTATATTCCTCCCCAACTAGAAGAAGATGAGGAAGAGGTTGAGGAAACGCAAGAGATAGTTTTAGGTGACATCAATTTTGATGGAAGCGTAGATGTCTTAGATATAGTTGCTATTGTTGATATGGTTGTAGGAAGCTCAGAATTTAACGATAATCAATTTTTAGCAGCCGACGTAAATCAAGATAATTATGTAGATATTTTAGATGTGGTACAAATTGTACAATCGGTAGTTGAGGGAACAGACTTAGGTGCAATAGAGGTATAATATGACAAGCGGAACAATAAGTTATTACGATGGAAATATTTATTTAGAAAGCGATGGAAATCCGTATGCTATAGACATAACATATAAAGGCAAAATAAAAGGAGAATCAATGTTGCCTGAAGGGTTTATTATACAAGAAAAGAATAATAGGATATTAATATTAAGAATATCTGATAAAAAATTCCCTAAACTTCTATTTTCCTACAATGGTAGTTTTAAAATATTGAAAGCCGATCTTTATTCAGACACATCAAAAGTAACCGCATCATTGAATGCAAATATAAATTATTACAATAAGATGTCAGATAATTGGAATCAACTTAATAGTAAGTGGCAAGAATACTCAGACTCTTATTTTTATGGAGATGTGGCAACTAAAAAGAGAACAGATATAGTTACCAATAACTTAAAAAGCGTTTCAGGAAACTTAGTTACTAAAGATGGCGAAGAGTATTATGGAGACGTTCATTTTCATTCAGAAGGCTATTTTATGACTGGAGGGGTGCATAATAAAGATTCAGTTAGGCTTTATCATAAGAATAAAAAAAGAATTGTTAAAAGAAAAGTTATAAGAGCAAAACAAATTAATGGAGGAAGAAATGGCTAATCAAAGTATAGGTAGCCCTCGTTTTTATTTAGATTTTACGCAACTCGCTAGATTAAAAGGGTTTTTTTATTGGGAA